AGTCAACATATGCAATGTTACTTGATATTGCTACACCATTATTAGTTAAAGTATTTCCACCCGCTGTATAGTTTGTACCAGACGAAGAAACTTCGTTAGTAGTTATATAAGCTGTAGTGGCAGTACTGAAACCACCTAACGATGTATAAAGTGCAAGTTTGAAAGTTGATCCGCCAGAATCAAAATCAAACACACCACCAAGTAGGTCTGTTTTAAAAGAGTCAGGTACTATATTAGCCATTTATATTATCTCCTTAGTTTGGTGATGGCGACTTAATTTGAGAACGAATAACGCCATCTTGCCATTCATCTCTACGTCTTCTACCTTCTTGTTCGATAGAATAAGATTTTGCAGCCCTTCTATATGACTGTTCATAGTATTGTAACAGATCCGCTGGACCTTTCAAGTATCCATATGCTTCTACCAGACATGAGTACAAAAGTAAATCCTGATATTTATTACTTGTATAAGTACCTTGTGTGCTTCCTGGAGAAGCTGTTATTGAATCTGGTTGTTTTGTATAAGCTAATGTTATTAAATAAGTGCTGTCTGGAGTAGGTGAAACTACCCAAAAGTTTGCGTCCCAGTTACCATAATACTTAGGTAATCCTGATTGAGTTCCTGGTGTATTATAGTATTCTGCCATAAAAGATGTATCTCTTTTATCTAGAAATACTTGGTTACCAGATGAATCAGTTAATTGTACATATCGAATAAATCTTAAATCAGATGGAATAGTTACATACCTATTTCCAGCTTGTAAATTTGATGTAGCATAAAATCTATTATCGTCAGAATCTACTTCTCTATAAATTCTGTTTTCTGCGTTTTTAATTATAGTATTTAAAACACTTGAAGATAAAACAGAACTGTCTACCTCTGTGTAATTTCGAATATCGTCTTGTAAGTTTGTAAGTGTGTATGCCATTATGGTGTAAGTGTAACCGGACCAGCCGATATACTTCCTCCTCCTATTTTTTCAGTTGCAGTTGCAGTTCCTGAAGCTGTAAATGTATAGTTATTAGCATTTGTAACTGTAATTGTAAATCCCGAAGCATTATTAATATCTGCAGCAGTAATACCTGCACCTTCTTCACCATCTCTAAATCTAACTACATCATTTGTAGATCTTCCATGATTTTCTTCAAATACAGTTATGGTTTGAGATCCACTTGCAGTGGTTAATGGATTTAATGTTAGTATTCTTGCAACAGCAGGTTCTACTCTTGCAGGTCTTGCATTTAATAAACCTTGAGGATCAGCGGCATGTGGTTTTGGTTCTAATTGAGGATGTTTAGGTTCAAATTCTGATATATGAACTCTTGCTCCATTCCATTCTATTACCATTTCAGAATAAGGAAATGCTAGTCCCGATCTGTCTGATATAAATTGTGCATATTTACCTGAAGAAAGACTAGACATTAAGACTCCGGATAATAAACTTTAGGACTTATATAAGTACTAGATGATGAGCCGTCCTCTTGTAATGCTCTTTGTAACTCATCTTCATATAACATTTTTAACATTTGAACTCTGTCTGGTGCATTTTTAATTGAAAGATAATAAGCTAATCCTGCAGTCATACATGGTACAAATCTATATGGAACATCTGCTTCATTACTGTAAGCCCCTGCGTCTTGAATTCTTTTTACATAATAGTAATTTAAAAAATTACCCGCTTCTGTTGAACCAGGCGTCAGGTATAAAGTGACTGTAATCTTGTCTATAAATCTTTGAACAAAATACTGTGAAGGTGTTCCTTCAGAAGTTTTATTTGAAAAAGCTTGATATTGTGATCTACTTATTTTTGTAAGTGGTGTGTCTACATTAGAGTTTCTATAAGAAGCTTCTAATATATCATCTACACCATAAACAGCTGTAGCATCAGAAGTTCCATCTGCTGTTGATCTAAACATTGTATATGTTGCTTGACCATCGACTAACGTAATTGAATTGTTTGCAACTTCCCAATAATGTAAACCTCTATTAGCCCATTCTTGAAACAATATATTAAGAGATCTTCTTGCAGATTTTAATTGATGTCCAGAAACACCAGTAATCCCAATTCTTTCATAAGACTCTTCAACAATATCTGAAATAGAAAGACCTGATTCGAAAGTTGTAGTTCCGGAAGTCGCCATTCAGCCTCCTACTTGTCTAATAATATAGTCGCAGCAGTTAAACTTGTGAATGCAGAAACTGTCATGCCATCAACAAATAAAATTCCATCTTCTGGAATATTAAATGCAAACACATCACCTGCTGGTGCATCACCTATAAATTGTGTAACTGAATTTCCATCTTGTAAAGTTATTGATCCAGCACTTGCTGTACTGTTAGAAAGAATAATTCCTCTTAATCTTGTTCTTCCTGCAAATACAGAACCTGTTCCTGTAACTCTTACTGCTTTTACATCTGATTTCATATTTTATATTCTCCTAAATTTTGTGTGGGCCGAAGCCCACACTAAAATTAATTATTACGCTTCTTTAGCAAAAGTTCCTCTAACTTGAGTAACTTGCCATGCTACAGTTCCATCTAATGATGAAATTACAACATAGTCACCTTGTCTAGAGGTAGCTTTTGTATTAATTAAGTCTTTGTCATCAGTTGATGAACCAGCATAAGTGATTCCGTCAGCTGCGTTAGGACTAATTGTTAAAGCGTTTGTTCCATCAGTCGCATTGTTTACAAAAGTAAAAGAGTAACCAATTGCGATCGCTGGTAATGTGAAAACCACACCATCTGTTTCAGAAACAAATGTTTTACCTGAATCTGCAGTTGTTACAGTGTAATTTGAACTTTTAGTTTCAATGTTTACACCTTCTTTACCTTGAAGTACTGGACCTGAAAAGGTTGTTTTAGCCATAGTTTTATCCTCCTAGTTATTTCTACATAGTCTCTAGGCCGTCGACTATACTGCGTCTATGTAGAATTAATTTATGTATAGTAGGTAATTTATATACTAGATTTTAATAGAGTGCAAGAGATCCCTAGGAATGATTAACGTTTCCAACGATGTATTAGTCCTAATTAACCAGCGTAAAGATGAATTTCACCATCTAACGGATTGGTTCGAACTTGCTCTTCCTGTTGCCTAATGATTGATCTAATTACTGTTTTGATCTCATCACCAATAACAGACATTTCAGCGGTAATTTGTCCCTTATTTTCAAGAAACAACTCGTTCCATCTAGACTCGAGTTTCAGTTTCTTCGCGAACAATACCATGTTGTCCTGAGCCATTTGTAACCTCCTCATAGGTTATATAAAAATCACTTATAGTACTAGTGTACTGTAAATCATTTTGTTCCCATTTTATATCAGATTTTCCTAAGAAGTCAATAATGGGTTTATTTAGCTCATCCGCATTATTTATTTCTTTATCACTTTCGATTTCAAATTGTGTTTGTAAAGTTTTTGTAAATATTTTTATTAGGTATTTATTCATGGTTTTGTCTTTCTATATTGTAAATGAGGCGGGATTGTGTCCCGCCTCAAATTTTTTAAGTATTATGCACCTGGTGATGCAAAGATACCTCTAAAGTCAGAAACTCCGAAAGAGTATCTTTCTCTAGCTTTGTATCTAACGTTACCAGTGTCGAAGTCGCCTTCCATAGCCGTTTTAATTGGGCTTCTGTCAAACATCTTCATACCATTCGGCACATCAGTGATAATGTAGAATGCATCTGGATCAGTTAAGAAATTATTCACTCTATAACCTTGAGGAATCATTCCCATTGATCTGATAGCATTGATATCATTATCAGCAGTTCCAACTCTTTGCTCAGTTTTCATGAGTCTTTCAGCTGTGAATTGTAACTCAGAAGGGATAATCATTTTAACACCTCTTGCAGCAATTTTTAGACCTCTTTCGTCAGTCATTGCAGCGATGTCAATTAATGATTGCTCTAATGAAGTTTCATTCAAGTCAGCAGCTGTAGTTAAAGTGTTGGATACAGTTCCAGCAATCGTTGGGTGAGTAGTTGCAAATAATGCAGTACCATCACCTGATGTGAAACTACCAAATCCATTAATTAATGGATTAACAGCTTTTACTTGTTTTGTTTGTGCCATTGATCTAGCTAACGCTTTTGTATATCTAGATGCTAATCTGTCATACAGATTATCTTCAATAGCTTCTTCAGTGATCGAGAATGCTAAAGCTACAGTCTCGTGAGTGTATCTAGCTGTGAAAGTCTCTTGAGCATTGTCAAAAGTCACACCTGAACCCTCAGCTTTAACTTGAGCTTGAGCAAAACCAGATAACATTACTTCTTCTTCAAACGCTCTGTCAGAAGATTCAGTAGCATATATCTCAGCATGTTGATTCTCGTACTGTTTATATTCCAGACCGAATAAAGCATTCAAACCTGGCTCTAGTTCTTTAACTAGTTGTCCTCGTGATATCGCCATAATTTATTCTCCTTATATTCCGGCTGTTTGTTTCATAAAGTGTTCGTTGATAGTAACGACTACGTTCGCATTAGCTGCGCCTAGTTCGTCATTCTCAGGATCTTTAGAAACACCTATTATTTTTAATTGAGCTGCAGTTGCTGCCATAGTTCCAGAAATTTCTACTCCTGAAACGTAGTTTGGCGCACTACCTGCTGCGTACACGATGTCAGCC